GAGGCCAACGAAGACGGCCTAAAGAAGCTGCGGGATTACCTCGGCAGTTTGCTATTCCCCGCAGGTATCGACCCCGAAGTGTTCATGCTCGACCCCGAGGAGCGTGCTCAGTTGCAGGCGGAGAAGGACCCCGAGACCGGGCGTCCTTACGAGATCCCGCTGTTGCTGTCCACCGATCCTCTTTACGTGTTGAAGTACGTTAGTTTTATGCTGTTGAAACGGCGCGCACCAGAAATGTTTCAGGCGCTGGTTAACTGGCAGTAAAAGTCGAGAGAAAGAGAGGTCGAGCTATGTTGTTCGAAGGTTTGTTGTCGATCATCGCGCCGCGCGAAGACGAAAACAAGCAACAGCACGTTGCTACGGACGCTTCAAGTGAAGGGGCCGGTTTCGAGGCCGTGGCCGAGGGGGCCGGCCCCCTCCTCGTCGATTACCCCAAGTGGGAAGAAGTGTACGAGCCCCCGCACGAACCGCGTGGGTCCGTCATCTTCGTTGACGACCTGCTGTTCAATCTGGGGTGGTTCGTACGGTTGGTGCGCAAGTGGCTCCCGGACGTTGCGGCTTACGGGACGACCGAGCAGTTCGATCCTGTCAAACTTTACGCTTTGAAAAAGTACGACGTTATCATCGCCGACGTGATTCTGCCCAAACTTCGGGCTACCGCCTGGCTTGAGCCTTACCGCGACTTTTTGCTCGAAAACAACATCGCTATCGTGTTTACCAGCGCGCTCCCGGAAGACGACTTTTGGACTGTGGCTGCTATGGACGGTTGGGACCCGAGCGAGCTCTGTTACTACATCGAGAAGCCGTGGTCGCGGGAGCGCTTCGTGGAGATCATACGTGAATGCCTCGAAAGGAGCCACCGTCACAATGCACCATCCGAAAGCGATCCTCGTCGTGGAGGACCAGCCGGTTCTCCTTGAGGCTTTGGTTGAAGCTCTCAATCAGATGTATCCCAAAACCCTCGTTGTCGGTGCTGCTACCCCAGACGATGCCGAACGCGTCCTCGACACTCTACAATTCGACGTGCTCATTCTCGACTTTCGTCTCGGTGACGAAACCATCGAGACGCGCCACACCATCAAACGGGCGTTCACGAGGACGCCAACGGTGGTGATTAGCGGGTACGCTACCGATGACGACTTCAGGCGTCTAACGCAAACGACGCACGCGCCTATGCGCGTCATTCGTAAACCTTTCGACCGGCATCGGCTCAAATGGGCCATCGCCGAAGTCGTCAAACCGACGATACACTAATAAACACACCAATTGGGAGGTTAGTTGCAATGGTTGAAGTTGTGATACACGACCTGGGTTTGGCTGCTTTTCTTAGGGCCATCAAAGGTAAGAAGATGCTGGACAACCCGTACCGTGACGAGCACGGGCGGTTTTGCTTCAAGTTCCAGTTAGACAGCGAAGAGGAAAAGAAGCGGTTGGTGATGGAGTACTTCGATTCAGCGTTCCGCACGTTCGATCAGGAGGTGAAGGCTCTGAAGCGGGCCATAACCCAGTAAACCACAGCAAGGTGGGGTGAAGCGATGTTCATAGTTTACAACCGTTCGCGCGGTCGCGTTAGCCTCGACTCGCTGGGGAAGATCATACACCCCGGGCGGTTCGTTGTGCTCGACAACCTCGAATACTCGGATGTCGTCCACGATGTCAAGGACCACCTCGACAGCGGAACCGTCTCGGTCATCTACGTACCGCGCGACAACGACGTGATCGACCCCATCGAAATCGTCAAGGACCCGCTCTTCCAGCGGAGCGTGAAGAGTCGGGCCTTCCGCCGTCCGCCTCCGCCCGAGACGCTCAGGTACCGTGACCGGTTCCTGCTCTTCGAACCGCTCTACGGAGCGTGGGCCGGCCACGACCGCGAAATAGCCGAATGGCGTGACGGGCGTTGGTACTTCACGCGCCCGCAAGAAGGCATGATCGTTTGGGTGGAGGACGAAGAGAAGCCGTACCGCTTCGAGGCCGGTTCCTGGGAGCCGGCTGACATAACGTCGGACGCGACCGACGACTCCGCCCTGGCCGTCGTGGAGGTCACCACGCAACAGGAGATACCCCTGCACCGTGTCGTTACCAACGACGGTCGTTTGGCGGACGCGTCCGACCCGACGCACGTCCGCAGGGCGCTGGGCGTGTCCCTCGAAGAGGTAACGATAGTCGGCAAACCGGTTCGCGTGCTCATTTCAGGGGCACTAGAACTGTCCTACGACCTCGACCCGGGGATCAACCTCGGGCCGGTGTTCTTGTGGTTCCAGGGAACCATTCGCGACGTATCCCCGAGCCCGCTCGACGGGGCCGTGTTCAGCCTGGTCGTGGGGCGGGCCGTGTCGCGCAACAAGATCTTCGTGGACCTGGAGCCCGGAGTTCTGTTCTAACTTACCACCAGGAGGTTCGTTACCATGAGCGAAGAAAAGGTTTACCGCAACCCGTTTCGTGGCCGTTTGATTCTCACCACCGAAGAGGGCACCGTGCGCCTCGACCGCACGGCCCCCGAAGCGCGCTTCGTCACCGGTGACGCGGTGAAGGCCGAAGCCGTCCAGGACGAAGAGGTCAGGGACCTCGTGACGGAAAACGTGGAAGAAGAGGAAGACGTTCCGATCGTGGAAGAAGTATCCGTAGAGGAAGAGGCGGTAGAAGAGGAAACGGTTGACGAAGAAGACGACGTTGATGAGGAATAGCAGCCATGCTCGGCTTACTCATACTTGAAACCACCAGCGGTAGGCCGTACGTCGTCACCCAGGAGGACGGCGACAAGATGTACGCCGTCTCCATCGACGGTAAGCGGCTGCCGCTGGTCCTCTTTCGGGACGAACGTGGTCGTATAAAAGGCGCCGGTCGTCTCTACTTGATTTTGGGGGTTTCGGAGTTCATTTTGAGGGCAATGGTATGATGCGGGAGAAGTCAGATCAACTGTTCAGTCCTGTTCAGCTCATCGAACAGGCGTTGCAAGCCGACCTGGACTTCGACCCGTCGCGGCTGATCGACGACCGCGACTTCCCGCTGGCGGCCAACGTGGTCGAGTTCCTAACCGACCCGCGGTTCCTCAACTGGGAGCGTCCGTTCCCGCGCCAGATCCAGGTCGCCATGCACGCGTTCATGGACTACTGTCCGCTGTGCTCCAACCCGCGCTACGTGGACAACCTCTACGACCAGGACCTCGACGAAATCTTCGACAACATCGTCTTCCTGCGCTACGGGATCTGTCCGCGGTGCGGTATGTCGCGGGCGCATCTCGTCGAGGCCGGGCTCTTCAAGGGTTGGATAAACGAGGTGGTGGGCGTGGCCGGGCAACGGTCCTCTAAGTCGTTCACCGTGGCGGTGCTTAGCCTTTACCTGTTGCACCGCTACCTCAAGTTGCCCACGGCCCCCTACCGCTTCTTCGGGTTGGCGCCGACGCTGCTTCACCTCACGTTCGTCGCGCTGACCTACAAGCAGGCGGAGGAGAACCTCTGGGACCCGTTCATAGAGTGCTACTCGCTCTCGCCGTGGTTCCAGCAGTACAACGAAATGCTCCGCCAGTACGAGGCCAAGTTCGGGCGGAAGCTCGTCGATGTCAAAACGACTTACATTCTCTATCACCACAAGAACTTGACGGTTTACCCGTCCGGCCCGGACAAACGTAAGTTGCGTGGCCGTACACGCTTCGGCTACGCCATCGACGAGTTCGCCTACTTCGACTCGGCTCCCGATTCCAAGTCGGTGAAGTTCAGCGCTGAGGAGATCTACCAGGCACTCGAAAACTCGCTCGCCACGGTGCGGGCTGCCGTGGCCGACCGGCGCCGTGAGGGTTACTACGACATCCCCGACGCTTACAGTTTTCTCATATCGTCGCCCACGTCAAAGAACGATCGTCTCATGCTCATGCTGCGTGAGGCAGATCGCGTCAAGTCGCGCTACGCGTTCCACTACGCGACGTGGGAGTTCAACCCGAAGATCAAGTTCGAGCACTTGCAGGAGTACTTCGAGAAGGACCCCATCAAAGCGCGACGCGACTTCGGGGCCGATCCACCCCTCAACGACACGCCGCTCATTTCCAACGTGTCGGCGATCAAGCGGATCTTCGGCAAGGTCAAGGGCGGTAACCTGTTCCGTCCGCGTCAGGTGGTCTCGAAGCAGTTCTGCTACGTCAAGGCCACCATCCGGCGACGCATCAACCGGCCCGTCGTCATCGGCATCGACGCCGGTTTGTCGTTCAACAGCTTCGCCTTGGTCGTGTTGTCCTTGTCCCCGAAGTCGTTCATCTTCGACGGGTTCCTCGAAGTCATCCCTTTGCGGGGTACCCAAGTCAACTTCGCCAAGATGCAGGCTCTCATCAAGCGGATTTGTGAGGTGCTCAAACCGCACGTGGTCGTAGCCGACCGGTGGAACTCTATCGCCTTGCTCCACGAACTCATGGAAGAAGAGCTCGTGGACAACGCTCTGCAACGGTCGCCGACCTACAACCAGCTCCGCAACTTTGCCGGGGCCATTGTCGGTGGGACCGTTCGAGCACCGGACCTCGAAGACGGTGTTGATTTCCAGAAGCTAATGGACGCCGACTTCGAGTACCCGACATTCTTCTTGAACCGTCCGGTGGCGCATTTCGCCTACCAGCTCCTCACCGTACGCGACACCGGACGACGCATCGACAAGGGCCTCAACGCGACCGACGACTTGTTCCGGGCAGCGGCCATCGCGTACCTGGAAGCCGTGGACTTGCTTGAGTCCAAGGACTTCTCCGAGCTGTTCGCCGGCGACGACACACCGCTCGTGCCGCGTAAGACGGCGCTGGGTACCGTCGTCCCCAAGTCGGCGTTCAGCGCGACGCGCGGACAGTCGTCCGTTCAACCTTCGACGGTGGTCCAGACGGGCAACAGGCCCCTGGGCATCGTCAAAACCAAGACCGGGAGGTAGTAGCGTGGTCACGATAGCTCACATTTTGAACCGGGCGCACGTGCCCGAACATCTGCGCGATCGGGCGCGCGAGCGCGTCATCATCGGTACGGGTAAGACCAAATTCGACGCTCACGAGGTCGAGCCTTTGGTCAGCGCCCTGCGCGAGTGGGTGGCGGAAGTCGAAGCCAAGGCCAGCCGCAAGAAGGCGAAAGCGAAGGCCAAGAAGGCGACCGCCGACGGCAACAAAGTGGCGGCGTCCGTCAAGTTCCGCTACGAGCACAAGCCCCGCGACTTCTTGCATTGCCCTATTTGCAAGCAGACTATGGAGCAGGTGTTCTTGCGGGGGAGGCGCCCCGTGCGCTACTGCCCGCACCACCGCGTTGTCTTACCGATACCGGTGGACTAGAATGACAACAACGGTAGCGACAATGATGCGTTACGTTACGTTCCCTTTAGAGAGGAGGGCCGTCTATGTTCTTTAAATTGAACCGCATGATCTCCGCCGAGGTGGCGCAACACGTGCGCGCCAACGTAGCCGACGCGCTGTCGGTTCGTGCCACCGCAACTAGCTACGATATGGTGTCGTTCTCGCGGACGAACGTCACCGAGGTGCGTAAGGAGGAGTGGGTACCGCGCGACAAGCGCGCCCGCCACGCCCTCTACCGCGAGATCTTCGAGTACGACACCGTAGCCGGTCCGGCGATCGAGCTTATCGCCAACCTGCCGTTCTCGGAGTACACGCTAGTTGGTGTTGACGATCCGGCAGTCCTCCGGGTTTACGAGCAGTCGCTCGAAAACCTCAAGATCCTGGAGCTGCTCCCGGAGATCGTCCGGGAGATGTACATCATCGGCTACGTGGTCGTGTCCCTCATCTTCTCCGACGTGGAGGGCGTCTGGAAGGACGCCGTGGTGCACGACCCGGACAACATCGAGATAACGCCGCTACCCATCCACGGGTACGACCCGAAGTTCGACTTCGTGATCCCGAAGGAACTCCGGCAGTTCTTAACGTCCAAGGACCCGCGTGACGTTGACGCGCGGTCGGTCATTCCGAAGGCGCTCCTCGAAAAGCTGCTCAAGTCGAAGCGGATACCGCTTGAGCCGCTCAACACGCTCTACGTACCGCGTAAGGTGCGCCCGAACGACCTCGGCACGTCTTACTTGCGCCGCATCGTGCCCCTCTACATTCTGGAGAAAGAGCTCCTCGTGGGCACGATCGACGCGTCCAAGCGGAGACAACGGTCCATCCTCCATATCACCGCCGGTATCCAGGACTACTGGGAACCGACGCCGGAGGAACTGCAAGCTCTGGCGGAGATGTTCATACAGGCCGACGCCGATCCGCAGGGCGGCATCGTAGTGACGCGCTACGGTGTCGAGTCCAACGAAGTTCGGACCGCGACGGACTTCTGGCGCGTGTCCGAAGAGGAAGACTTTCTCGTGTCTGCCAAGTTGCGGTCCCTCGGCATCAACGAGGAGTTCCTATCCGGGTCGGCTACCTACTCCACGATGGAAGTCGCGCTCTCGGTTTTCATTGAGTTGCTTCGCTCGTTGCGTCAGGACATCACGCAGCGAGTGTTTTACGAGAAGCTCTTCCCCGTTCTGGCCAAGGTGCACGAGTTCTACGAGCGGTCCGAGGCCGACTTGAAGCACAACATTCGCACCACGAAGGGGCGCAAGCGGCTGTTGATCCCGAAAGTTCATTGGCACAAGCAGTTGCGGCCCGAGGCCGACACCGAGTACCTCAGCGTGCTCGAAACGGTGTCCGGTAAGGGTGTGCCCATCCCGCTCCGCACGTGGGCGGCGGCTGCCGGTCTCGACCTAGACTCGATCCTCAAGAACCTGCCGGAGGACAAGAAGATCCGAGACGAGATCAAGAAGTACATGCCCGAAGAAAGCGGTGGAGGTTGGTAGGCATGACGCGGTTGAAGACGGCGGTTATGTTCGCGCTGTTGTGGTTTGCGGTAACGTTGCCGTTTGCGGTGTTCGCGGAACGGGCGCACCGGCACACGGAGCCGTGGTACTCGCGTCGGTGGTGCGCGGTGCAGGGTGGTCTGGCCGAGTACACCCTGCCCGACGGCACGCGGGCCGATTGCGTCACGCCGTCGCTCGTGGTCGAGGTCGAGTGGGCGCACAAGTGGGCCGAGGCCGTCGGCCAGGCGCTCTACTACGCGACCTACTTCCCGTCGCGCCTCCCGGCTGTCGTTCTCCTCGTCGAGGACGACGACCCGGAAGCGGCGCGCCGTTACGAGCGGCGAGCGCGTGTGACCGTGCGGTCCTACAACTTGCCGGTGCAGATCTTAGTCGTTGACCCTTGCACCTTGGAGGTGGACGCTCAATGAGGATACCCTACACCAAGCGGACCTACGAAGAGATCCGCGACGAGCTCATCCGTCAGATACCGGAGCTGTCGGACAAGTGGACCGACTTCAACCTGTCCGACCCCGGTATTCTCATGCTCGATGCCCTGGCGGCCATCGCCGATCTCTTGAACTTCTCCATCGACCGCAACATGGCGGAGTTCTTCGTCTCCACCATGACGCGGCGCACGTCCGCCGTGCGGTTGGGGTCGCTGGTCGGCTACCAGCTCCGTCGGCCTACCCCGGCCCTGGTGCTCGTGCGTTTCTCGGTTGACCAGCCCTGGCCCAACGACATTACCATCGGTCGGTGGACGGCCATCACCGCCGGCAACGTGCCGTTCCTCACGTTGACGGACGCCACGTTGACCGCGGGTTCGACTTACGTGGACATCCCCTGCGCGCAACTCGAACGGGTCGTGTTGCGCGCCACGTCCAACGGTCAGCCCAACCAACGGTTCGAGCTCGGCGGTGACAACGAAGTGGCCGGTGACTTTTCCTGCCACCTCCTCGACCTCGACCTGGAGTTCAGGTCCTCCGAGGTGTACGTGGACGGTGAGCTGTGGGAGAAGGTTCAGTCGTTCATCGAGAACGCAGAGAACGCCTACATCGAGGAGGACAAGATCGAACGCGTTTACGTCACGTTCGGCGACGGAGTGTTCGGTCGCATACCGCCCGTCGGGGCCGACATCGAGATTTACTACTACAAGACCCTCGGTGCGGCGGGCAACTTACCGCGGGAGCAGATCGGCGGATCGCTCACCTTGCCCGATGTTACCAACCGCCTCGTGGGCGTTCAGTACGCCGCCGTTGAAAACGCCACCGGCGGTGAGGACCGCGAGTCGTTAGAAGAGGCCCGACGCAACATCCCGAATTGGGTGCGCTACGTGGCCACGCTGACCACGCGCGACTCTTGGCGGGCTGCTATGGAGCAGTTCCCCGGTGTGCTCCTCGCCAACGCGTGGGGTGAGGAGCTGGAGAACCCGCCGAACTTCCGAATGTACAACGTCGTCAAGTACACGTTCGTTCCGGCCAACCCGGAGTGGACGAAACCGTCAGACGCGTTGCTCGAAGTCGTTCGCAACGAACTAGAAGCGCGTAAGGAGATCACGCTCCACCTGTTATACGTCGAGCCGGAGTTCGTCGAGCTCGACGTGAAGGTTGACGTGGTGGCCCTGCGCACGGCCTCCGCTTCCGTGGTGGAGAACGCCGTGCGGTCGCGTTTGCTTCAAATGTTCAAGTGGGGCGCCTACGACTTCAACGCCACGGTCCACCACTCCGACATCGTGCGGGTCGTGGAGGAAACTCCGGGCGTCTCGCATTGCTTCGTAGGCATCAAGTGCCCCGCCAAGGGCATCGGTTTGGAGGATTACGAGTGCGCCGACGTGGCCCTGGACCTCCACGAACTGCCCAAGCTCGGCGAGCTCATCGTCTCCGCCACAACCGCCTAAAACTGCGGCCCCGCGCCGGTTTCAGGCCCTTCTCAACCGCCCCAGCGCAATATTTTTATATGGGAGAAGGGCACAATTGCGCTCACCAGGAGGTTTTTGACATGAGGTTCGTGAAAGGAGAGGTGGCCCTGGCCCAACGCCTGCCGCGGAGCCACGTTACCGTGGCCAGCGCGGACTCTTTGCAGGTGGGCCGGAAGCCGCTGGACATTTCGTGGTTGAAGCTGGCCGCGCCGGCTTACAAGATCTCGCCCGACATCAACGATTACGTGCTGGCGCGCGTGCCCGTGGTTACGTCGGACCTGCCCAACAGGAATTTGCAGGCTTTCTCCTACGAGGAGCTCGTTTTCTTCTCCCCGATCTTCGGTCGGCCCACGTACAAGACCTTCGTGGGTAAGCCCGTGCACGTTGAGCACCAGAACGAGGACCCGACGCAGGCCCGTGGGGTCATCTTCGATGCGGTCATGGTCCCCGTGCCCCGCTACCAGGTTTACAAGGTCGTTATCCTGGTAGGCGTGGACCGCACCAAGGACCCGGCCCTGGCGCGGGAGGTCGAGCGCGGGGAAAGCGCCTGGTCGATGGGCGCACTCGTCAACAACTTCCAATGCTCGGTGTGTGGGGCAAACGTGACCCAGTACCTCTGCGACTGTATGAGCAACGTCGGCAAAGGCGGTCTCGTTGACCGTCAGCTCGTTTACGAGCTCTGTGTCGATGTCAACTACATAGAAGTTTCCGCCGTATCCGACCCCGCCGACGTGACGGCGTGGGGCGATCTCCTCTAACGCTCTTTTCTCACCCGAAGACGTTACGTTCCCGCGAAGAAAGAAAACACTATGGAGGTTAAAACCATGCAGCACTATTACGGCTTGCCCCCAGAGGAGGGGTTCTCCTACGGGCAGTACCTTTGCCCTTCCTGCGGTCTCCAGTTCATCTCCAATCGTGGGCAGGAAATGTACTGCCCCGTTTGCGCCACCGAGGTGAACTTCGTGCAGGACGTGGCCGAGTCCGAGATCCCTTCCGGCATTCGTGAGGTAGGAAAGTGCACCGCTTGCACTTCCATTCTCGCTACTTCCGCTCCCGACGTTCCCAACCCCGTGTACTGCCCGCAATGCGGGTCCACGGTGGACACCTCTGCTGAGGCCGTGTCCCAGCAGAACGAGCCCGCCCCCGAACTCGCTGAGGACCTCGGCGGGGAGGGTTCCCTGTCGGTGGCGGAGTTCCTCTCCGTGCCGGATGAGGACGTGGCCGGCGCTCCTTCCGAAGCCGAAATCGTGATGACGTTCCACCGTTGCCCCAAGCGCGGTCCGTTCTGGAACGTGATCGTGAACGGCCAGCCTATGGGCCGTATCTATCTCCAGGACCAGCCGGCTCCGCAGGAGATCGAGCCGATCTTCGTGTCCGAACAGTACCCGCAGATGTTCCGCCAGGCCGCGGCCAAGTTCGGACTCAAGCAGGCCCTGGCGTCCGTCAACGCGCGCCTCTACGCCGTTGACGAGAACAAGGTACGGGCTCACGTCGAGGAAGAGATCCGCAAGCAGTACGAAGAGAAGTTCCAGAAGCGGGTGCTCCACCTCACCGACGAGTTCAAGGAAGCCGTGGCCATCGCCCTCGAAGGTATGGCCAAGAACTTCTTCCAGGACGTGGAAAACCCGCTCAAGGCGGCTCTCTTCAACGAGCTCGTGCGGGCCGGTGTCGAAGAGCCTACCCGCTACATCGAAGCCGCTTTCGAGCGCGCTGCTCAGCCCTTCTTCGAGAAGGTGCTGGCCAAGGCGTTCGAGCTGATGGCCAAGCCGGAAGAGGTACGTGCGGAGATCGCGCGCCTCATCAAGGCCGCCGGTCCCGTACCCGTGCAGCCCGCTGCTACCGCGCCGCAGCCGTCCCCGGCTACGGCGTCCGCTGCTGAGGACATCGACACCAGCGAACTCAAACAGCGTCTCGTAAAGGGCAACTTCATCCTGGCCACTCCGCAGTCCGAGGCCACGACCGCTTCTGCGCACTCTCCCTCGGACATCAAGGAGGCCCTGCGTGGTCTCTTCCGTCGCCACTAAACCGGCACCTAGCGCCACGCTGTTGCCGTTCTCAATAACGACACAAACCTTTAGGAGGTAAGACCAATGATAGATCTTTCCAAAGTTATCGCTCCTGTTATCCTCGAAAAGCCGGTGGCTACCGGTTATGCCTGCGACACCGAGGGCGCCGCTCTCGTCTCCGTCCTCGAAGATGGTGTCGAGAAGGTTAAGCCTTCCGCCGGCGAGTCCGGCGAGAAGTTCGTCGGCTTTTGCATGGTGCGCTCCGCGGCCATCGAGTACGTTCCCGTAGTCGAAGAGGCCGTGGTTCCTTCCAGCGATCCGTACACCGTGCAGCTCAAGCACAACAACCTCGTTGAGAACGAGATCCGCGTTTACAGCATCGACGACGGGTCCGATCTCACCAAGGACTCCGACTACACCGTTGACTTCACCAACGGTATCGTAACCTTCCAGTCCAGCGCTGCTGGTAAGAACGTGCGCATCTTCTACCGTTACAGCCCCACCGTGGCCGAGGTCAAGGCTACCTACTTTGAGGAAGCCACCGGCACCAACGCCGGTGCTGTGTGGGGCCGCACGGCGGTCATCATCCCGCCCTGCGAGATCTACACCACCGAGTACGACGTGACTGTTGACTGGTCCAACGCTTCCGAGATCCGCCTCGGACCCAACGGTCGTCTTACGACCAGCGGTTCCGGTACGGTCATCCCCGGCGCTCGCGTCATCGCCGTACCGTCCGTTGACAGTCCTTATCTCGGTATCGCCATCAGCTAAACCGTAGCGTGAACAACCGGGGCGCGTTCCCGGTTGTTTGCGCTTTCCCGTCAACGCCCTGACGTTGCGTTCCGCGTTCTCGAATTAAACCTTCAGAGGAGGAAACAGATATGCTTAACCCCTATGCTGCTCGTTTCGTAACCGCTTCCGGTGAGCCGGTCTCCGAGTTCAAGTACAAAGGCTCCAAGGTTATCGACGAGAAGACGGGCGAGATCAATGCCCATGACAAGAAGGAAGCCATTCAGCAGATCGGTCGCCTCATTAGCGCTGCGGCCAGCGGTGAGATCCGCCGTGATCGCGGCGCCGACGAGGCCAGCGTTCGCGAACTCGTTATCGCTGCTCTCAACGATCCCACCGGCCAGGCCATGAAGGTGGTCGGTGAAGTCATGGCCGAAGAAATCAGCATTGCGATGGACCGTGAGGGATTCGCCCGTCGCATCCTTGCCATCAAGGACCTCGAACAGGGCGAAGTTCCCCGCATCCCCGTCCGCCGCAAGGACGTGATGGGTTGGATGATGACCCAGGATGCCCGTACGCCTGTTTCCATCGTTCGGCAGGCGTACGTGACCCTGGAAGAGTTCTACCTCACCGCCAACATCCAGATCGAGGCGCGTGAACTCGCCAGCTCTCCGGTGGACCTTCTCGACGAGAAGTACGCCGAGGGCTTGGAGCAGATCATGGTGGCCGAAGACCGCGCCTTCAAGGTGCTCAGCGACAAGGCCGCCAGCACCTCTAACGAGATCGTGTACTTCAACACCTTCACCCCGGCGGTGTTCGCCGATCTGCGCCAGCAGATCGCCAACTGGAACCTGCCGGTGGTGGCCGCGGTGATCGCCAGCGACATCTGGAACGACATCATCGCGTCCCCTGACTTTTCCAACTGGTTCGATCCCGTAACCAAGTACAACCTCATCCTTGAGGGCAAGCTTGGTTCCATCCTCGGGATCGAGCTCATCACCGACGCGTTCCGCGAGGAGCGCCTCCGGGTGCTCAACCCCGGTGAAGTTTACTTCTTCACCGCTCCGAAGCACCTCGGTGTGATCGCCCGTCGGCAGGATGTAACCTCCAAGCCGACCGATGGCGCCCAGGAAGGCCGTCCTTACCAAGGGTGGTACCTCTACGCCATCGAGGGTATGGCCGTGGTCAACAGCCGCGGTGTTACCAAGGGTCAGCGCATCGCGTAAGCGGTAGTTCTCCTAATTGAAGTGGCGGCGGGGCTCGGCGCCCCGCCGATTAAAATATCGTGGAGGTTACACGTATGGATAAGAAAACGATTCTTGAGCGGTTCGAGCTGGCCGCTTCCCTTTATAAGAGGGGCTACAAGGCCATCGCTTCTTCGCTCGTACTCGGCTCTCTCGAAGAGGCCGTACAGGGCGGAGAGGCCGATGACGACTCCAAGACCGCCCCTCAGCGCGGTGCCGAGAAGAAAGAAGGCGCCGACGTAATCGAGACCGTGGCCTCGCTCCTGAAGGAGCGCGGTTTTGACGACCTCGCCCGTGAGCTCGAAGCCGTCGCCGCTGCCGAAGGTGAAGGCAAAGAGGGCGACACCGGTAGCGACGATGACGAAGAGTTCGACATCGACATTGATGTCTCCCTCGATGACGAGGACGAGGACGACCTCGACCTCGGCGACGAGGAAGAAGAGGGTGAGGGCGAAGAAGATGAGGACCTCGACCTCGGCGACGAGGAAGAGGAGGAAGAAGAGGACATGAGCGGCGAAGGCGAAGGCGACGAGGGTGAGGGCGAAGAGGAGGAAGACATCAGCCTCGACGACCTCCTCGACGAAGAGGAAGAGGAGGGCGAAGAGGACGAAGGCGGCGAGGAGGAAGACGAAGAAGAGGACATCCTCCCCGAGGACGTGAAAGCGTCCGTCGCCCGCCGTCTCCGTGGCCTCGCCAACCGTCTCGCCTCTTATAACGACCCCAAACTGCGGAAACACGGTCGGCGCATTCTCGCGTTGGCCAAGACCCTTTAGGGCGAGTAATGAGGAGTGGGCCGGGCGGTAACCCGCCCGGCTTCACTTGTTTGCTCTTTAAGTTAGAAGGTGGGGTGTTGCCGTTATGATGGAAATTTACTCCGGTTTTGTGATTGACTGGACCCGGAAGACTTTGGAGGCGGCGTTACCGCCAGATGTTTACAAGCGGTGTCCGGTTGTTTACAGTCACTCTCAGTCCCTCGACAGCAAGATCGTCAAGGAACGGTACCAGTCGCCCGAGGAAGAGCACAAGCGTCCGTTGATCCCCTTCGCCGCCGTTCAGCAAACCCCGCCACCCACACTCTTACCACGTGCACAGCCAAACCAGCCGGGATTCATTCTAGCCAAGCGCTACAAAGAAGAGGGCAAGTTTACCGGCGCTCCGGCGGTGTTCGCTGCCATCCCCTACCAGATCCGGTTTTACCTGGAGAGCGAGCCCCAGCGTTTCGGTGTAGTCGAGACCATTCTTCTCAACACACCGCATCAGGGTTCGTACGGGTCGGTGCGCGTTTGGTTCCTAGAAGACATGGCCGTCGTGGTTGGGTACACGATCGAATCTATCGACTACCCACGCGAACTCGACTCCGGGACCGTAGAAGAAATGCAAGTGCACCAGCTTTTAGTCACTTTGCGTCTTGAGGCGCCGGTCATCGGCAAACCGTTCCCCGGTGTTCTCATGACACGACCGGTCATTGTTTACGAAGCGGGTGGGATCATCGAGGACATCCGCATTGAATATGAGGGAGGTTAACGACTATGGCCACCATCCGTTACAAGAACGTGTCAAAGCAGGCCATACAAGTCATGACGGTGCAGAACCGCAAGCGTGAGCTCATCCTTGTGCCGTCTGACCAGGAATTTACCAGCGAGCGTGAAACGGCTCACATCAAGAACATGCTCGCCGCGAAGATGGTCAAGCGTATCTCTGACCAGCAGTAGCAAAACGCGTGACCGTCCTCCTGTTTGACCCCGCGCCGTTCCGTTGGTGTTGCGTTCGTACTCCCTTCGCAGGAGGATAAATATGTTTCCTGTATCTCCCGGTGTTTATTGGAGAGAGAAAGATCTGTCCCAGTACGTGCCCGCGTTAGCTACTACGACTGCGGCCTTCGTTATCACCGCGACCAAGGGTCCGGTGAACGAGCGCCGTTACATCTCCACCGCTGAAGAGTTCGTAACGGTGTTCGGGCCACCGCACCCTGACCATATCGGCACCTACGCGTGCCTCCAGTACCTCCGCGACGGTAAGTCGCTTTGGGTGGTTCGTGTCGAAAGCGGCATGAACCCCGCTACCACGGCGACTGCCGTGCTCAACGACAACTCCGGTACGCCGGTGTTCAACGTGGAATCCGTTGATCCCGGCTCTTTCTACAACAACGTGAGCATCGAAGTCGAGCGCGAGCAGCCCAAGGTGGTCTCCGATGCCACCGCCGTCGAGAACGTCGATCCCGTGGACATGGGTCCCGAAACCGTAGGCACCGCCGACGGCGTGGCTCGCGTGTTCGACTACACCGTTGCCGCCGGTCACGCGATCCCCGGTACGGTGACCGTGAGCACTAGTAGCGTTTCCTTGACCGACGACGGGGCCGGCAACCTGACCGGTTCCGGCGGTAGCGGTACCGTGGACTACGCCACCGGTAACATCCACGTGGAGTTCGATTCTTCCCCGGACGACGGGGACGACCCCCAGGTTACTTACCAGGCCAACCCGAACAGCGTGGACTTTGCGCTGCCGCAAAAGCCTGTGGTTCCGCAGTCGGTCATATTGGAAGTTGACGTGAACGGCGGGACGTTGGTGCAGGTGAAGGACGACGGTAACGGTAACCTCTCCGACGCCGACGGCATCGTCACCGGCGTCATCGACTACGATACCGGAACCGGAACGATAAGCACCACGTACCCGAACTACATAACCGCCGGGACTGCGGTGTGGGCTGACTTCTCCTACTACATGTCGTTCGCCATCTACGTGTGGTACCGCAACCCGGCCAAGAACTCCGAGATCACGCTCGAAGGGTTCCACAACTTGTCGATGGACCCCGAGAGCCCGTACTACGCGAAGAAGATAGTCAACACCAGCTCGAAGCACATCCGCATCGAGGAGACCGGTAACCCCAACACGCCGGCCAACGGTCGCGTGGCGCTCGCCGGTGGTTCCGACGGCCTCGACGGCATCAACGCCAGCGACTACGTGGGTACCGTGATCGGCAACGTGAAGACCGGTCTCCAGCTCTTCCGCAACTCCGAAGAGCTCGACCTCAACATCCTGGCCGTGCCCGGGATCACCTACCCCGGCGTCACGTTCGAGCTCGTGGACATCGTGCACGAGCGTCGTGACTGCATGTGCCTGCCGGACACCCCGCAGGCGTTGTCCAAGGAGATGGTGATCGACTGGATCAACGGTACGGGGCTGTGGGAGGAGTACCCGGGCCTCAACACCAGCTACGCTGCGGTTTACTGGCCTTGGGTCAAGATCCTCGACCCCTACAACCCGTTGCCTGACGGCCAGGATCGTTACGTGTTCATCCCGCCCAGCGGTTGCGCGGCGGGCATCTACGCCCGCAACGATATGATGGCGGAAGTCTGGTACGGTCCGGCGGGTTCCAACCGCGGTATCATTTACAACGCGGAGGGCACCGAGGTCCCCGTGTCGCAGGGCGACCGTGACCTCATCTACCCGAACCGTATCAACCCGATCGTGGACTTCCCCAAGGAAGGCGTGATGATCTACGGTGAGCGCACCACGCAGGTCGCGCCTTCCGCCCTCGATCGGGTCAACGTCCGTCGTCTTCTCATCTACATCGAGAAGGCGATTTCGACGGCCTGTCGCCCGTTGCTGTTCGAGCCGAACACGCCGACGTTGTGGCGTCGGTTCAACATGATCGTTGATCCGATCCTGCGGTCCCTCAAGGCGCGTGAAGCGCTCTACGATTACCGGGTGGTTTGCGACGAGTCCACCAACACCCCGGATGTCATTGACCGCAACGAGATGCGGGCGACGATCATGCTCAAGCCCGTGAAGACCGCGGAGGCCATCGTACTCACGTTCGCGTTGCTCCCGACCGGAGCGAACTTCGACGAGTACGTTGGCACCATCTAATAAGACTGAACCGGCGGGGCGCCACCGCGGAGCCCCGCTCGTAGTCACACCCCTGCCGTTCTGTTGCGTTGTGTTCACACCCTTAGACCTTCAGGAGGTGTGACATGCCTCAGATGCAATACGAGTCCTACCTCAGCGTGGGGAACAACGTCGGTGAGTTCGTGCGTTCTAACACCTTCGAGGTGTACATTGAGGGCGAGCTCAACGACATCTGCCCGTTGCACGTGGTGAGCTGTTCGCTCCCGCTCCCCAACGTTGAGCCCATCGAAGTGCCGCACTTCAACGTGACCAACAAGGTCGCAGGCAAGCCCACGTTCGACAACGTGGAGCTGGTCGTGCGGCAGACTTTCCAGCCCAACGCTATTCACCAGCTTTGGAACTGGATGCGCAAGGTCTTCGACCCGGAGACCGGCCAGGTCGGCTACGCTGCCGACTACAAGCGCACGGGCACGCTCAACCAATACGACCAAAAGGGCGTGCTCATCGCGTCTTGGACGCTGTACGGCATTTGGCCGTCCAACGTCTCCGGCATCGACCACAACTACGATGGAGCGGAACCCATCCAGGTAACCATCTCCATGTCCGTTGATTACGCGAAGATGGGGTAAACAAACAATGGCTAAGTTGACCTACGAGCTCAGCGCCTACGATGAGCTCCACTACGGACGGACGAACATGTTCTCCGTCTGGATCGAGCGTATCCCGGAGGCGGAGATCGCCGTGGTCTCCGTCTCCGGTCTCCTGGGCTACCAGCTCGGGGTACTGACCGTTAACAACTACAACGAACCGGCCAAACTGGCCGAGAAGCCGGAGCTCAACGAGGTTAGCTTGGTTCTCCACGACAACCTTTCGAAGAAGACCGTGGAGGACCTGTGGCGCTGGTTCACGCAGGTGTACGACCCGGAGACCCGTCGCATGGGGGTCCCTCGCGACTACAAGTGCGACGGTGAGCTCAAGGTGTACACCACCAAGGGTGAACTAGTCAGATCGTTCAAGCTTCAGGGCCTTTGGCCTTCGGCTGTGGATCTCGGCGAATACTCCTACGAAAACGCCGAGCTTACGCAGGTCACCGCCACGCTCCAGGTTGATCGCGTCATCCTGGGCAAGGGCGGTGGTCATTAAAACCAACACCAAAAACGTTACGTTCAAGGGGGTAAGTCTATATGGCTACGTTGCAGCTTAAAGACAGCGTTCTTGTTCTTCCTTCCAGAGGTCTCCTTTACGAGGGTAAGGTTCCCGATGGTACCGTCACTCTCAAAGTGATGACCGCCAACGAAATCAAACTCCTGGCCGGAGCCCGTGGTTCCGGTTTCCAGGTCATCAACAACATCCTGCGACGCCTCGTCGTCAACCCGCCCATGCCTATCGAGGATTTCCTCTCCTCTGACCGCCTCGCCATGCTTTACGCCATCCGTGCTCTTGCTTACGGTCCTGAGTACAAGTTCGAGTGGAAGTGCCGCTCCTGTGACACGCAGTACGCCGACACGGTGAACATCAACGAACTCGACGTGAAGTACGCCGACGACGATTTCATGGAGCCGTTCACCGAAGAGATCGACGGTAGCGAAGTTGTCTTCGTGCTTCCCCGCGGTTACATGGAGAAGATCGCCGAGCAAAGGGCGGAAGCCATCCGCCGTGAACGCGGCGCGCAGGAGGGTGACCCTTACCAGCTCTTCATGATGGCACAATGCCTCAAGAAGTGGGGCGAGGAAGAGTTTCCTACCTACATCAAAGCGTACCACTTCCTTGAGAACCTTCCGGCCCGAACCTACTGGGAGTTCTTCGACGTGCTCGAAGACACGGATGTCGGTCTTCCGCGCACCATAACCACGACGTGCCCCGCGTGCGGTTTCATGGACGACGTGCCTCTGCCGATCTCGGCGGAGTTTTTTCGTCCCCGGACAAAAAGAGCTCGAAGACATTAGGGAGATGCAGTTCCAGCTCATCTACCACGGTCGTTTTGACTACTTCGCCGTCGAGTACCTCATGACCGTGGCCGAGCTGCAATGGTTTTACTTCCGCCTCGTCGATGAGAAGAAGCGCGAGGAGGCGGAAATGCGTAAAGCCATGCAAAAGAAGCGCTACTAAATAAAGAGAGGAGGTGAGGCTCTTGGCCATCGCTGCAATGTCCAACCTGGCCCGCGCGTCGGTTGACGTGGGGGCTATGGTTGCTCCTGAGAGCGTTAGCCAGGTTTACTTGGCTACCCGTGCGGTCAGGAGCCTCGGCTACGAACTGGCCCGCACCAACCGCAACGTTTTGGGCCTCGTTAGCGGCTTCCAGAACTTCGGTAGCGCTTTGGGTATCGTCGGTGCGTTGACCGACAAAATGCGCAACCTCGCGCAATCGACGAGGCAATGGCTCGATGACCTGTTCGTCGTCTCAGCCGGCGCCCTCGCGGCGCAGTACGAAGAGGCGCTGTGGGACGTAAGGGCGGAGGCGATGGACGTTTTCGATGATCTGGAACGAGAAACGATCATCATCCAAACTCGCCTCATGGTGGACGACGAACAGGTCCGCCAAGCCCTGCAACCGCTCGCCGCGATCAACGTACCGCTTGAGTCCATCAAGTCGTGGGCCAAGTGGTCGTTGAAGGTGTCGCAGGCCACCGGAGCTGCCGCTGCTGACGTTGCGGCGATGGCCGGAGACCTCATCACCTTCAACGTGCGGGCCAAGACGGCTTACCGCGCGATGGACAAGATCGTCGGCGCGGCGCACTCGGGGTACATGTCCATTCAGGAATCAGTCGAAACTTTGAAGGAAGCCGTTGAGCTCATGGGGACCCTCGGGCGCTTCGGCGACGAAGCGTTCGACGGGTTCGTTGAGGGCTTGACCTTGGCGCGGGCGGCCCTCAACACGATGGGCATACCCAACTGGCGCGTTAGCTACGACCAGTTCAAACAGTCCATTCAGAACATCGCCGACATAACGAGCGAAGAAGGCCAGCGCCTCGTGGCCGTGCTTGCCCAGATAACGGGCAAGTCAATCGAAGAAGTGCGCAACATGGCCTTCAAGAACACCCGTGAGCTGTTCAAGACGACGGTGCAGGCCACGATGGACGTGACCCGCCAACTGGTCGATCAGTTCGGCGGGATAGCGTCGGTGACGCGTGACCAATGGAAGAAGATGCACATCGCCAAGATCATCCAGGAGAACTACGCGTTGCCGGCTGACGTGGCCAAGCGCGTCATGGGCGACCTCGAAACGGCGTTCAAGAAGTACACCGATATGGGCTTGAGCGCTGCCGAGGCGCAACGGCGCGCGTGGGACGACGTTACCAAGTCCCTCAAGGGCACCATTGAGGAGACCGAGCGCCAGATGCAAACTTCGCGCAAGTTCTCCAAGCTGTGGCGCGAGTTCAAGTCGCAGATCTCCGAAACGATGGCGGCGTTCAAGGAGCTCGGTCACACGTTCATGGTGTCCTTCGGTACTCCGCTCTTGTTCATCGGTAAGGCTATTCTCAAGCTATTCTTGACCCCGTTGCGGGAGGTCGTGACGCTCTTCATCGTGCTCAACGAACGCACGCACGGCCTCATCTCGTACCTGACGACGTTGACCATTGCGCTGTTGACGATCCGTCAAGTTATGTTTATGACCAACGCGGTCGTCTGGGCGCGCACCATCAAACGTGTCGGTGCGGCGATCGACGAGACCACCCAGGCGTCCAGCCGTTTTGGTACGGTCATAGCGACCCTGCGGGAGCGGTCACGCGTCTTCGACCTCTTGGCCGGCAAAGTCGAGGCGGTGTACCTGGCTATAAAGCAGAAGCTGATACCGGCTACGGTCGAAGCAGCCTCGACGACGGTCAAGTCCGGTGCGGCAGCCGTGACGGCGCAGAGCAAGTTCATCAAGTACGCCGCCGGCAGCATCTTATGGTTCTCGAAGGCGCTGGACGAGATGATGCTCTTGCAGAGCCGGGCGATGACCGCGCTGCTCAAAGTGCTGTCCGTGACGCTCTCGCGGGCGATGGTGTTGCTCACCAACCCGTACGTCCTCATCGGCACGGCGCTGGTCGTCGGCCTGAACTACTTCTCCAAGTACAAGCAGGAAATCCTCGACTGGTTGGAGGACTTCCCCAACAAAGTTGAGAGCTTCGTGAAGGACGGCCTGGTCCAGACGGTCCAGGACTTCGTAGGCATCGTCCCGGAACTCACGGAGGCCATCGTTAAGGCCATCGTGGTGGCTCTTCGGGAGTTGCCTTCAGCCATACCGACCTTGGGGTTGGCTGTGGCGAAAGCCTTCGTCAAGGGGTTCATAGCCGGCATCAAGGGCCTCGCTGAGAGCTTTCAGGAGAACTTCTGGAGCGCCCTGTTCACGACGGCCTCGATCGTCATGGCCGTGCGCCTGTTCGTGGCCCCGAAGCTCGCAGCGGCCCTGTTACGCTACCTGCCCGGACCGGTGACCAGGGCTCTGTCCACCGTGTTCGCTACGGCGGGGTCCAAGAGCGTGGCGGTGCTGTCGCGCATTCCGTTCATGGACCCGATCATCCGTAGCGTGTCGCACCTGTACTACGCGTTCGAATCGGTCAGTCAGCGCATCCTCCGCTCGTGGGCCTCCTTCGACTGGAAGAAGGCCCTGAAGGCCGGCGAGCTCAACCTGCTCGTCGATAAGGTCATCCAGACCATGCGCGTGGCCTTCGACGAGCTGGCTCAGCAGGCCAAGTTGCTCTGGTCGTCGATGCGCACCGCGCTGATGCGCAGCCGCATCGGCAGCGCCTTCGTCACCATGATGGAAGGCGCCTTCGCGCGCGTGGCCGTGCTGTTCAAGGCGAGCATGGCCCCCATCCGCCAGGCCCTCAGCAGCCTGGGTAGCGTCGTCGTGGGTAGCTTGATGCGGGCGTTGCCCGGAATATCGGCGTTCGCCACTCAGGCGATGGCGATGTTGGCGCCGCTGCTCACCAACCCGTACGTGTTGGTCGGCGTGGCGGTGGTGGCCGCCGTCGCGTTGCTCTGGAAGTACCGTAAGAAGCTGGTCGAGTGGGGTAGGTCCGTGGTTGACTGGCTGCGCGGTCTGTTCGACCGCGTGGTTGGTTGGGTCACGAAAGCGGCGAAGATCGCTTTCTACCTCACGCCGGCTGGCATGATTACGTTCCTCATAAAGACCATGTTCCCCGAGTTGTGGGACAAAGCCGTCAGCGGCTTCAAAGGGCTGGCCGGGCGCATCGCCGGCGCCATCGGCGACGCGTTCTCCGGCCTGTTCGATTGGGTCGTTGGCAGAGTCAAAGAGTTGCCCGGGAAGCTGTTCGACATCCTCGGCGACGTGTTCTCGTGGGCGCGCGACAAGGTGCTGTCCTGGGTACGGGCCATCGTCGATAAGGTGAAGCCCGTAGCGGACGTGTTCCTGGCCCCGTTCAAGGTGGTCATGAGGTACGTCGATCGCCTGTGGCAACTGTTGCGCCCCGTGTTCGCTCTCATCCAGAGAGCGACGAGCGTGGTAGTCAACAAGGCCGCCGTCGTGGCCAAGGGCCTCAAGGTGGCCCTGGCCCCGGTAATGGCGATGGCCGACAAGGTTAAGTGGATTACGAGCAAGCTCGGTAAGATCAAGGGGTGGTTCTCGCGCGATAAGAAGCCCAAACCGGAGGACATCGCGCCGAAGACTACCCCGAAGATCGACCGCTACACCGCGCAAATGTACGCGCAGAACATACCGTCCGTCGTCGGGTCGTTGCCCATGCCCTCGCTCGACATGGCGCGTCCGCCGGTGGCCACGATCACGCGACCGGTACTCACGGCGACGGCGCGTCCGGGTGTGGTGCGGCCCATACCGACGACGATCCTCCAGGGAGAGGCCGTGGATCAGGTCGCCATCGGCGACATCGCCGACAACACGGAGGTCATGGTTGACCTCCTGCGTCGGATCGAAGCCAACACCCGCCGGAAGCCGGGTCCGCGTCGCCAGCAGGTGGCGTGGATGCCGCCCGGCGAGAAGAAAGAGGGCCTCCTCGAACGGCTTCTCTCCCTGGGGCGGTTGTAGCGCGAACGTGAACGACAACACACGATAGGAGGGAGAGCGTGAACCGCATCGCTGTTCATTTAGTTTTGAAGCAGTTCGGTAGAAGCATCATCACCGAACTCATACCCGGCTCGCTCAGCGAGGCGAAGTCTGCGGTTTACGACCAGCACACCGTGCGGGGCCGGTCGGTACCCATCTACGGCTACTCGCACTCGGAGACGCGCACGGTGGACCTCTCCCTCCTCCTAACTTGCATCGACGGGGCGGGGATCGCTTCGACGGAACCGCCCCTCACCACAGGCAAAGACGTAGCGATGGTGGTCAACTGGCTCAAGGCTGCGGCGTACCCCATCTACGGGGGTGCACCCATACGCCCACCCACGACGGTTTACCTCAAGGTCGGGTCCTTCCTTGAGGTACCGGACGGTGTGATAACCGGTGTAAGCATCACCTGGGGTGACACCTACGACGAGGCCGGTTACCCGCTCAAGGCCGAAGTGGCCTTGACCATCGAAGAGGTGCAAGCCTACCCGTCCTCGGCCCACGAAGTACTGGAGAGGGGGTGGTAAGCCGTGACGTGGATCTCCGAGGAAGCCTTCACTTTCGAGGAAAAGGAAATGCCGGACAAGGTGCGCCGGCAGTACTACGACCGCATGCGCACCGCGGTATTCGTGCACGACCCTGAGAACCGGGAGCCCGACTTCGCGGTGTGCGAAAAATGGTCCGTGCCCCGCACGGAGATGGACCAGTTTTACGAGGTCAAGATGGGCTTACAGCGCCTCGACCTCATTTCGCACCGGTACTACGGGACGCCCTTCCTCTACTGGTTGATCGCCCTGGCTAACGACATACAGGAGCCGTGGGAGGAGTTGCCGATCGGGACGCTCTTGCGCATTCCGAATCTCGAACACCTCCACGCCATAGGGTTCTTCGACGAGTCCGGGGAGGGGGCGACGACTCCGGTCACCAACGAGTAAAACAGGAGGTAACACCGCATGGCCGTCATTGCTCCTCAACCTTACTACGCCTGGTTGAGAATCTTCATAAACGACATAGACTTCGTGCTCGACGCTACCGGACGGCCACAGCACCTCATTTCTTTCCGTCACGAGCTTACTACCAGCGAAACCGGAACGTTCGAGCTGGAGGTATTCGATCCCACGTTCCACGGACTAGAAATGGTTTTGTGGTCCTCGTACCAGGCCGAGAACCCCGACTCGCTCAAGGTACGGTTCCAGTACGGGTTCTCTTCACCAGCCGGTGAAGTCGTTGCCAGCCCGCTGTTCTTCGCTCACCTGCTCAAGTACTCCCCGCATTGGACCTACAACGGTGTTACCATCACCCTTTCCGGGAACGTCCTAAGCGCCAAGAACGTACGCGTCATAGACCGGTCCTACCGCTACATGCGCATTTCCGACATCGTGCGGGACGTGGCCAAGCAGGCCGGGTGGAAGTTGGGCCGTATCGAGGACACACGTCCCATCTACGTTCCCGACGACATCGAAACGTCTATACCCACTCACAAGACGTTTCAGGCGTGCCGCAAACCGCCCTTCACCTTCATCGTTGAGGACCTTTGCCCCTACGCTCAGCGTGAGGACGGCAAGTTCGGCTACGTAGCGGTGCTCGACGACAAAGAGGACCCACCCGTGCTCCACTTTTACGTGCCGGAGAAGAAGGACAAGCTCCAGCCGACCGTCCGCACGTTCACCATTCGACGCTCCCCGGACGAAGAGTGGGTCGATTTTTCGTACAACATCGACCTTACCGTGGGCGAATTGAAGGGCCTCTTCGAGTGGACCTACGCCGACTACGACCCCACCACGGGCGAGTTCGTCGTCGAGAAGTACAACGTGGACAAGGACCGCGACAAGATCGCGTTCACGGACCAGGACCCGCTCGTGGCGTCGGGGACGCACGGCCAACCGAATACGGCCCAGCGCCGTGACCTCCACGCCGTGCGCTACGCGCAGGAACGCCGTCACGCCGGCATGTCTCGTCTCGTGGCCCTCTACCGCGGGACGTTCAAAGCGACGCTCGTCACCGTCGGCGATCCGACCATCAAGGTCCACCCGACGCAGTTCATCAAGATCCTCAACTACCTGCCGGACGGTACCGAGCATTACAGCAGCGGCGTGTACTTCGTGGATAAGGTAGTAAATGAGATCCAGGGTGGGCAGATGACCACGACTTACGAGCTCACGCGCAACTCCGTGCCGTTGCGGCCTACTCACAAGACCAAACCGAAGGAAACGGGGTAAACGCACATGAGACCTTCCGTTGACGTTGTGGAACTCATACATAAGACGATCACGCGCCGGTACGCTTTCGGCGTCTATCGCGGGCGTGTTGAGTACAACCAGGACCCGCTCAAGCTCGGTCGCATCAAGGTGCGCGTTCCCCTGCTGCACGGTGAATACGACAACACGCCCCTCGACAAGATCCGCTGGGCGTGGCCGGCGTTCCCCATCGAGTCCTATCAGGTGCCCGAAGTCGGGGACTACGTGTGGGTCGCCTTCGAAGGTGGCGACCCCGACTACCCGGTTTACTTCGGGCAATGGTACCCCGTTCACCCGCAACCGGCCCTCTACGGGCGGGCCGTGGGGCGGCGCGACTTGGAGAACAAGGAGGACGAATGGTACCCGCGCCCGGACCGTTTGCGGTCCCTGCCCGACGGTTACGAGCGCACCGGGCTCTGGCCGCCTGAGCTCCACCTCAGCCAGGACCTCGACAACCCGCGCGAGCGCATCGTAGCGCGCACCCCGAAGGGCAAGTCGATCTACTTGTCGGAGCAGGACGGTCACGAAGCGATCAAGATCCTCGACCACGTAGGGCAGGGTATCGTCATCGAGGCCCCGGACGCCCGTAAAGGCAAGGCCGGGGACACCGGACGCCAGTTGGAAGACGCGTTCGAGCCCTACCACGTCGAACGGCCCCAGGACGAAGAGGCCGACATGGACTACGAGCCGGCCAACAACCGGCCCGTGCGCATCGCTCTCAAGACCCTGGGGCGGTTCATGATGGAAATGCGCTGCGACCCCCGCGACGCCAACCAGGACACCATCCTCATCGGCAAGAAGATGGGCCGGTGGTTGTCCTCTCAGGGTGGCGACGCTTACCTCGAACTGCACGAGGAGAAGGGAACCATCAGCATCGTGATGGACCAGATCGAGCTGCTGCTCAACTTCCACAAGGGGACGCTTTCCATACGCACCCCCAAGCTCGAAATAGAGACCGAAGAGCTCGTGCTCGACGGTAACCTGCGCGTCATGGGCGACCTGTTCTTGTGGGGCATCCTGCGCCACTTCGGACCGACCGAAACCATCGAAGAGGACAAGACGGAAGAGTAAAAAGGGAGAGGTGAAAAGAGGTGGATACGCCGTTCGTAGGTTACGCCAACATCAACGAAGCCATCAAACACCACCTTGAGTTCGAGAACCTCCGCGTGCGTACGGCCTCCTTGCGCGATCTGGCCGGGGAGTTCGAAATGCCCGAAGCGTTCGACCTCCGCCTCACCAACTGCAAACCGCAGGGGGCCGTGCTCAACGACCGTAGCGTCCTCTTCATGGGCACCGGTTGCGAAGTCACCGGTCGCTACACCGGCGGGCGCCGGGCTCTCGTTTACGCGCGAAACATCGCCAAGATGGAAAACGTGACGTTCGACGGGTTCGTGGACAGCCGCATCGTGCTCATGGACATCCTTCCCGGCGACGGCCAGGACGCCATCCGCCAGCTCACGTTCACGAACCTCAAGAGGACGACGGTAGAGATCGTCACGTTCGGGCCGTGGAAGAACGAAGGGCTACCGCTCATTTCCAACTGTCAGGCGTGTGAGTTCAAACTTTACAACATCGCGTCGCTCTTTTCGACGACGCACCTCTTCGACAACATCGCGCGGTCGTTCTTCGACCTGCGCAACATCGGGTTCGTCGATACCAAGGAAAGCATCTTCCACAAGTGCACGGATTGCACCGGGGCCGCCGAGTTCGGTCTCATCGGCACGTGGACCGATTGGGTCATGAAGGAGACCCTCGGCGGTAAGTGGTGGTTCCGCATCGACGAGTCCGTGCCCCGTCACGGGTTCATGGCTACGAACTCTTCCCTGGAGTTCAGCCAATGTTCAAAGATGGCCCTCGGCGGTAAGGGCTTCTCGCTCGTTGACTGCGACGTGGCCTTCGACCGGTGTGAAGAGGTCGAAGGCGACTTGCTGTTCATAATGTGCGACAACGTGCGTGTCAACGCCCGTGCGTCCAAGCTGGAAGCTTCGACCGCCGTGTTCACGCAGAGCCAGAACATGAACGTCCGGCTCTCAGACTCGCAAATAATGACCGCCAACGTGGTCGGTAGCCAGATCACGGAGTCGGCGTTCACGTTCCTGCGTAGCAAGATCGAATCCGCGCAGTCCGTCTGGACCGACTGCAACCGCGTGCGCGTGCGCCAGGACGACACGCAGGTTCAGGCCGGAACGTCCATCGCTACCAGCTCCACGGCGCTCGAACTGCGCTACGAGAACGTGCAGGAGCAGGCCGGGTCAACGGCCTACGATGGCGTCAACGGCCTTAGCCACAAGTGGCGCAACTACCAGTTGCAGGCCGGTGCCGACGGTATCAAGGCCAGCAACGTGCGCGGGTTCTGGGAGAACGTCAACCTCAACACCGGGGCCGATGGCGTCAACGTGCAGGAAGTGTCGCGCTGGTTCATTTACTCCAGCGCGATACAGTCCGGCGGTGAAAGCTTCAAGGCCACCGGTGGTCAGGGTTACTACAACCTGAACAAGAACTCGTTTCAAAAGGAGTTCACCATCGAAGACGCACAATACGTGCGCATGCGCGACAACTCCTTCCAGAAACAGGTCAAAGTGCGCAAGGTTGACGAGATTTCCACCTGGCGCAACACGCACGAAGAGGAGGCCACCTACCAGGAGCTCGGTTCCTTCGAGACCAAGGAGGACGAGTTCCAGAAGGACGTGACCTTCTCCGACATCAAGCGCTTGACCTGGATCAAGACCGAGACGCAGAAGAAGCTCACCGTCAACAAGGTCGAGTGGGCGCACGTTCAGAACGCGTCTTGGCAGGATGCTCTGCTCTCCGACCTCGGCGAGACGCTCATCCTCCACTCCAACGTCGAGGCCCCGGAGATTGTCTCCATAGAGAAGGTTCACCACCTCAAGTTGGAGGGCTTCACGGTCAACACCAAGAACTTCAACCTGGCCCAAATCGCGCACCTGCACTCGTCTTGGTCCGAGTTGCAGGCCGCCGAGCGCATGACCTGGGACAAGGTTTCGTCTGACCGTATTCGTTACTCGAACTTCCGGGCGCAACAGCTCTCCATCACCGGCGAGCGTCTCGTGGCCCTCGACTCCACGTTCGAGGCGTCCGAGGTGCTGTCGCTCACCGACCTCGAACTGGACCTCAAAGACGTTACCTGGCAGGCCCCGTCGGTCGTGGCGTCGTCTTGTCAGGGCGACACGCTGCGGCTCACGGTCAACGCCGACAACCAGACCTATTCCGACGTGGTGTGGCGGTGGAACGACGCCATTGTGCAGGGCGAGTCCTTGACCATCACCGATTCGAGGTTCCTGGTCAAGAACTCTCAGGGCACCTTCGCGCACACCACGTTGCGGTCCAACCCGCAACTGGAGTGGCGCGACGTGACCTGGAACAGCGACCTGACGAGCGAGGACAACAACTTCCTCCTCGTACGTTCTCACTTGGAAGGGTCGTCCGCGACCTTCACCCGCGACCACCTTGGTGTGTCGGCCACCGACCTGCGTTTCGGCTACCTGGCGTTCATCGACCTCAAGGACTTCAAGGGCCGTCAGGTCTCCTGGTCCGATGAGGCCCGGTTGACCGGGACCCAGGCCGTCGATCTCGTGCAGGTCATCGGTAAGAGTGTGGTCTTTGAAGAGTGCTCCGGGCGTCTGGCCCGCATGACCGCCGAGTCGCTCACCGTCGAGCGGTCGGGCCGGTTGAACTTCGACCACCTCTTCGTTACGGAGAACTTCTCCATGACCGACGTGGACGAGGGGCGCATTCTGGCCGTGAACGTGTCCGGCAACGCGTCTCTCACCAACTGTCGTAACGTCCTGTGGCGCTACGGCGAGATCGGCGGGACCCTCAGCCTCTACAACTGCCAGGACGTTGGCGTGGCCGACGTGCAAGCCGACACCGTGGTCGTGGAAAGCGTATCCGAGGCGCGTTGCGGGTTGGTCAAAGCCAACACCGTTACCGTGACGCAGACGACCGGGTTCTTCACCGCCTTGGAGGCCAGCACGGTGACCCTGATCGACTGCCCCGTGGTGGCCGTGCACGGTGGCCGCGTGGATACGCTCACCGCGAGTCGGGGGTCGCTTGCCCTGGAGAACATGGAGATCAATTCCGGCAACTTCAGCGACATGGCCGGGCTGCGCACGTTCGCCGTGCAAGCGTCGTCGTTCGACGTGAGCTCGGCCTTCTGGATCGGGTTCGGCGGTAGCATCAACAGCATCGACCTCGATGACGTGGCCGTCGAGCTGTGCGGTGTGGAGACCGGTAAGATCGACGCCAAGAACAGCGGCCTCAACTTGGTGTCCGTATCCGGCTCCGATCTCGACCTGGACGACAGCGGGGCTCTGCTCACGCGGTCGTCGTTCGGGTCGGCGTTGCTGTCGTCTGCCGGGTTGATGATCGTGCAGGGTGGTGTGGGCTCCGTTGACTGCGACTTGCAGTCCGCCGTTCACTCCATCAGCGGTAACGCTTCCATCGAGTTCCCGTTCCGCACCTTCGACGCGTCCCGGGGTAAAGCCATCATCGCTGCCGGGGGCCGTCTCGGGTTCTGCGGTGGCGGCATGGACGGCTATTTGCAGGGGTCCTGGGACCTCGAAGTCGAGGGTGACGTGGTGTGGAACTCTACCAATGAATACCGCATCGAGAGCGCCAACGGCGGGTCGTGGACCGGTGGCTGCGTCCGCATACCGCGCCTCGATGCCGATGAGTGTTAGTTATCCGTAGGAGGTTGTGTCCATGAAGGTTAAGTTCAGCGATGCTGTTCCAAAGACTTACCGTTTTCAGTTGGCCTGGGTCATCTCCAACTATTTCCAGGGTAAGCTGGACTCCCCCGCGGAGGTGACGGAGACGGCCCGGCGTCGCGGTCTCCCGGTTACCGGAGCGTGGGCGAAGAACGACAACCTGTACATCGCTTTGGACGGTGGCGAGCGTAAGCTGTACTTGCGCTGCCAACCGGACGAACTGCCCGACGAAAACGGAAAGAACATCGAGGAGGTCGAAGACGATGGCGAAGAAGAAGTGCAAGAAAAAGAAGCAACAGAAGCGGAAGAAGGCTAAAGCTTCCGTTGAGGGTTGCCGTTGCCGCGGCGCCCTCCGCGTGTACGACAACATCCTGCGCGACCTTGAGAGTCGCCCCCAACTCACCGAAGCCGAAGTTGCGTTCCTGACCGAAGTCCTCACTCCTGCCATCGAGGACCCTTACTCCGATCCGGTTGAAGTGCTGGCGAAGTACTACGAGCTCCGTCGTCCGCTCATCATCATCGCCACCGGTGGTGAAGACGACGCCATCCGGTCGGTCCAAGGCAAGGTCCGCTTCGTTACCCAGGACGGGTTGAAGGGCGAAGGGGAGATCAAAGCCATCACCCTCGACGGTGTTATGGTGTCCTGCCCTAAGCTCGATTGCGGAGACCTGAACCCAGATGACAGGGTTGATCTCGTTGCAGCCATCAAGGCTATGGGTGAGAAGATCGTGCTCAAGGGCAGGGCTGCCGTGCATCGCGTTAAGTGCGGCGCGAGCAAGTGCGCCACCGGATTTCAATGGGTAAAGCTCGGTAAGAAATACCGCGACCGTTTGGCCGAAGTGGTGTCCCTCATAACCCTGGCCGAACTGCCTGATTCTTACTGGCGTTAAAGAGAAGGAAAGAAAGGAACAGGAGGTTACGTTCAATGCCTAGGAACAAGTGTTGGTGCAAGCATCAACTGCGCAAAGCCGTCGGGATGTTACTGTTCGTCATGTTGGTCTTTTTGTGGGCCATGTTCGCGTCCGGGTCGGACAACGCGACCACCACGTGCCTTGGTTCGAAGGAAACCTTCACCGGCAAGCTGCCGGACGGTAGCGGTACGTGCACCGTGTCCGACTTCAAGGCCGACGGGTTCGGTCCGGGCGTTACCGGCACCGTGCTCCTCGACTGCACGGTCAACGGTCAATGGGTCCACTTCCGCATTCCGGCGGCTTGCCAGGACGGCAAGCTCTACATCGCCGGGTTCCCGTGTGACCGCACGGACCGTGGTCTCAAGTGTCTGCTCACCTCGATTGAGGGCATGAACTGCTACGAAGTCCACGGTCGCACGTACTGCTTCAAGGAGCCCGTAGCCGTCATGACCCTCGAAGAAGGTGGTAACAGCGATGACAACGCAACCGGAGAAAGCGGTAACGAGTAGCGGGTTGCGGCGCTTTATCCACGACGCCGGGGGCCGCAAGTTCTTGCTTGCGGTCCTCGTCGTCATCTTGGCCTTCGTCATGTCCATGTTCGGCCCGGACAGCGAAGTGATCGTGACCAAGTGGAACGATATGGCCCTAATTGTGGTAGGGTTTTACTTTGGCTACAAAGCGGCTGAGATCAAGCCGCCGTCATCCCCGGGAGGACCGTCGAAATGAGTCTTTCATGGCGTGAGTTGGAGCGTGCTAGTCCCGCGAAAGTGCGAGACCTGTTGTCTCGCTACTTTCACGACGAAGACGCGTTGGAGAAGTGGATCGAGACTCATGAGGACTTACTCAAGGAAAACGACACCGTGTGGCCGGTGGTGGTCGAGCGGTGGGCTTGGCTATCCAGGCAGCAGTTCCCTTACCCGATAAGAGAACTCGTTGAAGAACACCCCGAAAAGGTCCCGATGCACCTTGCTCTCTGGACCGTTTCGCCTCAGCGCTTGGCCGAGGTACACGGTTACGACCGCAACGTCTTCTACGACAACCTGACCGACTTGTTGATAAACGCTAGAGGCCAGGTCCCTGGACTGCTAGAAGCGTTCGGGGTGTCGATCGAGGAGGCCCTCACAGAGAAGCCCTTGAGGACCGACGCCCTGGAGGCGCCGGAGTGGGACACTTTGGCCGTCGAGAGGTCCAAAGGGGAATCTGTGTTTGTGGACATAAAGTCCGACACTTACCCGTTGGTGGGGTTCGCGAAACTGGCCGGTAAGTACCCCGTCGCGGCGTTCATTAACGAGAGCGCTGTTGTCGTGGTTCCGCTGAAGGGCGACGTTCCCGGTCGTGGACCGGACTTCGAAAGGGACAGGTTTTACGTTACCGAGACGGAAGACAAATACGCCTCCGACGAACGCTACGTCGTGCGCGCCACCGTTCACGGCCTCAAGACGGACCCACCACTCAGCGGCTACTTCAAATTGAAAAGCGTACTCCCTCCGACCATCGAAGACATACTGCGGGCCGATCGCGTTCCGCCCAACGTCACGCAACTGGCGACCGCTAAGTACCGTTTCCGCGACGCCGAGGAGGCCGTCAGGGTCCTGTGGCGGTTCAGACTGCCCGTACGCGGGGCGACCGTCACCGCTAAACGCTACGTTGTGAGGCCGGTACCGTCACGGGTTACACTCGATTCCCGCGGGTTGTGGAAGAACGCTCACTTCGGGGACGCGTTCACCGTCATGGAGCGCGTGGGCGAGCAGATGTTCAACGTGTTCCCTCTCGTCGTGCGCAAGGACGGGTCGGTCATCAACGTCGAAGACGGTGGAGCCCGAACCCCCATCCCAGAACACGCCTTGAAAGAGTTGCTGTTTCCGAGTAAAGGACGTAAGATGTACAAGGTTCCTTGTCTTGTAAGCAAATCGTTCTTCGTGTAGTAGCGGGGGCGTAGAATGGCTGATCCCGGTCTCAATCATGAGCTGAAGCAGGTTCTCCAACAAATACACACAGCGGACGATCTGTAGCAACTCATAGCCCAGTACAAAGACTACCTCACCTCCGACGATACGCTGTGGTCCGCCGTGGCCGAGCGCTGGGTTCAAGTTACCCAGCAACCGTTCCCTCTCTTCCTGAGAGACCTCGTGGTAGAGATCGGCCCGAGCTCCGTGACCTTCGTCCCTCTTTCCGAGGAAGGGTTGCCGGGCCGCAAGCCGAACTTCGAGCGCAGCGTAGCGTACCGACCTCCAGACACGTTGGGGGCTGGTTCGTTTCACAAACTCATCTTCACCGTCTTTCGGGTTGAACAGAAGAACCAAGAAGACATCGCTTACAGAGCGCAACCAGTCCTTTTCGATGATAGAGGCTCAACCGTCACGTTGGGACCGGTGCCGGTGGAAGCCCTGCGACTGGTGCTGTTCTCATCGAAACCGGATAAGCCGGCGATCTTCGTTAGCGAAGCGTTCATGGTCTAAGGGGAGGAAGAAGGAGGAGGAACGCTAATGCACGACCTTTACAAAGCCACGTGGTACGGGGCGTCGTCCGATAAACCGACGACCTTTTACACCGACGAGCGCTTCTTTTGCCGCAACACCCAAGGCGATTGCGTTCGCGCCGAGACAAACATCCTGTTCCTCCGAGGCGAATATGAGGGTGAATATGCGGTTTACGTCAACGAGGAGGACTCCAACTGCCAAATGACGGTCGTGCTCAACCAGCTCGTCGTGCACGATCCCGAGCGCACCGACCCGCCGGCGTGGTTCCTCTACCGTTGTCCGAAGGACGACGGGTTCGAAGCCGCGTTCATGTCACACGAGGTATATTCTAAACTCACCAAGCAGTTGGAGGAATCTGACACCAGCGTCCTCGACGAAATATTAGAAGAGTCTGTTGAAGCCGATTTAGTGAAAAAGGACCTCGCCAGAATCTACGACTCGGGCAAAGTCAAGTGGCCCGTGTTCCTGGAGGCCGTGGCGCGAGAGTTGAACATAGACCTGCGCGAGAGGTTCATCGAGGTGGGGTACACGATGGCTGTGGCCAGCGGCAGTACGGTGGCCGTTACCGGGCGCACCTTCAACTTCGACGCGCACGACATCGCCGAGTTCGTCGAGGCCGTCATCGACGAGGTTCTAGAGGACCGCAAACGAGAAGTGATGGACCTCATCCTCTCCGGCAAGGTCCCCGTGCGGGTGTCGGAATTGGTTAAGTATTTTAAGCAGACGAACTTCGTGTCCGCCGCCTTTTACGTTTAGCAGGAGGACATGATGGGAGGAGACAACGCGGGCCTGCTGACAGAGGAGCTGTGGGAAAGCTGGCCTTTTGAAGAGAAGCTAAAGTTCGTAAAGACCTTTGATGGCGACCCCACTTCTATCCCCGACTTCGTGTACGCTTGGCTTATAGCGAAGTCGATCGACGACCTGCTTGTAGTGTGGTCGCGGCGGGAAGTCGGAGAGTTCCTGAACCGGGTCTTGAGCGACGAGGAGGCCAGAAGGAAAGCCTTAGCCTTACGCCCGCTCAAGAACGAGAAGGTAGCAAAGTTTTTGGCGGAACCCGAGTTTCAAACGGTGTCCCTCAAACCGGGGCAATACGTGGAGATACCCGTTAAAAGGAGCGTTCTTGACGAGGTGGGGGCGGAGGGAGGTCTTACCGTGCTCGGCGGGCGCACGGACCCCGTAGCGGTCGTGTACGTGTTCAAGCAGCGCGGCCAGTTGGTGGTATTGGCGCTGAACGACATCCCCGGACGCCCTGTTGACTACGACAGAGACCGGTTCCACGTTGGCGAGGTGAAGGGAGAACAGAGGATAATAGCCACCGTACACGGCCTCTTACAGGACCCGCCCGTGCATCCTTATTTAGACCTGCTCCAGGTTGTCCTGCCTGATTTGCGGGACCTGTACCGTTACGCGGAGGTTCACTTTTCTCTCCCACCGAACACCACCAAGATCCAGTCGCGGTCTTACCCTTCAACCGCTGATCTGTCTGAGGAAGAATGGGCCATACTGGCGTCGGTGGTAAATCAAACGATGTTCACTCCACGGAGGCCCGTCTTGCCGGCACCTTACATGCCCCTTTCAATAGGCAAAGAGGTATTCATAGGAAGGTCAGAGCTTTTCTCCAACGACTTCGTGGTGAACTTTGCCGGTGGAGAGTCGCCCTATCACAGCCTTGAGCTAATAATCAACACGAAAACAGAGCAGGTAGAGCCAGCCGTTCTCTGGGACCCCGAGCGCCAGCGCCCCGTGCTGAACAAGAAAGCCGCGAAGATCGGGCGGGGCTTGGAAGCGGTGCGCAATTTGATGCAGGGTACGGCGTTGATAGTCGTATCGGAAGCATTCTTTGTGTGAGGGAGGAGCAGCAATATGGCCACTTTGGCGAGTGACGTGGTGCTCGTTAACGGCGAAGAGTACGTGATCCTGCATTACGACGAGGATGACTTCGAAAGCAAAGAGGCGTTCTTAGACTGCGTTGAGGAAACTTACGGGGGCCTCTGTACCGTTTACGAAGACGAGGTGGAAGTTGACGATCTCGGCGAATACTGGATAAAGGGCGATAGTTGCAACGCGTACCACATTCGCGGTTCACACGAAGATGCGGTCTTCGTCCGCAAGTCGCTCTACGACCAGGTGAACTCGCAGCACCTGTCGCCTCTGTACTGCCCGGAAGTCGTGGCCTGGAAAGCGACCGAAGAGTTCGACGTGGATTCCGATCTTATCAGGGAGGCCGTCAAGGAGCTGGGTTACGGGACGCTCCACGAAGTCCGCGAGAACCGCGATGAGGTTCTGTACCAGGCGCTCAAGAAAGCCACAGACCCCGAAGACGTTGAGAACATCCTCTCCGAACTGAGCATGCTGGACAGCACCTTGTTCACTAGCGCGGTGACCAAGGACGTGTGGAGCAATTGGCCCTGGGACGCCAAGATTGCGTTTCTCGAAACCATCCCGTTCGACGACCTCGACATTCCCGATTACATAACGCGGTGGGTCGAAGACAACGTGCCCGAGGTCCCGGTAGAAATCGCGTTGTCCTACCTAACCAGCGGCGACGAAGACAAGGACGCCGAGACCGTCGATAAACTTCTCGCCATCTACCCGCTGGAGAAGGTCGTAGCGGCTATACCGAAACTGGTCGGGATGTGGCCGGCGAGCGACGTGGGCTCCATCACGGCAAGGGCGCTGGACAGCGAGGAGAAGCGTCGCAAGGCCCTTGAGATCCTCCCGCTAAAGAACGCAACCATTAAGGAGTTTTTGGAGGAGCCTGAGTTCCAAACGGTACGAGCACAGGCCGGGGCCACGATTTCGATGGCCATGCGGGAGGACATCAGCGAGTCGTTTTCCAAGGAGCAGTTCGGGATCACTACGCTCGGTGGGTCATCCGACACCAACTTTTTGGTGTACGCGTATAGAAAAGGCGGCAACTACGTGGAACTCTTGCCTCTCGTTGACATCAAGGGGCGCAAGGTTGACTACAACAGGGACCGGTTCTTCTGTAACGAGAGCTCCGTTTCCTTGGCGGCTACGGTTTACGGGCTCCTCCAAGACCCGCCCGTGCATCCGTACTTGGACGTAAGCTCTCTCCTCGATCCCGACTTGCGGGACCTTTACCGTTACGCGGTAAAGCACAAGTCCCTGCCGCCGCATTTTTCGAAGCTGGTCTTCCGCGCGCACGACGCCAACGAGATCTCGCCGGGGAAGCTTGCCGTCCTTGCTGCGGTCGTTGAACGGGTCACTTACAACCGCGTGGACGCGACCGAGCGGGGCAAATACCGCATGTTGCTGCCCGGAGAGACCGTAACCTTCGGTACCGTTCCTGGTGCCAGTAGCGGCATCATCCTAACCATTTCAGGACCGAAGCTAGACGGCAAGGGCCTCGTCTTGCGACGGAAGGACGACAAGGCCGTCCCAAGCGTTCTGTGGGACCCTAACGAGGGGACCGTGGTGCCGAACTGGGAGGCCATCGCCCACGGGTACCGGGTACCGCACGATCTCTTGAAGAGCTACAACGTAATAACCGTCTCGAAGGCGTTCTTCGTCTAACGTGAGGGAGGTTGAACCGTGACAGTTGAAGCGTTGGGGTTGCGTTGGAGGAGGTGGCACGGTCGGTACCGCGCGGTAGTCGGTGACGGGGAGGTCCTTCGCCACGTGTGGTTGGCGCCTACCGTCACCGGGCGCAAGTTGGTCGTGTTCACCGACGACGGTGAGTACTACCGGGCCGTTGCTGCGTCCACCGACCCGGTGTCGTTCATTAACGCCGCGTCGCGCAAGGACACCGCGTCTTGGCAAAAGCTACGCGCGTGGTTTGAGGAAAGAGACAACGAAGACTGAGGAGGCTTGGCGCTATGCGCGGATTGGAATGGCTCAAAGAGCTGATGTCGCAACTCAAAGAGGACGAACATCTCAGGTCCCGTCTTGGTCCCGGGGCCACCATGCTCGACAAGGCCGTCGAGGAGCTTGAGCAGTTGTCCACGGAAACCACTACCCGGGACTACCAGGTATTCGGGTTGGCCGATAAAGACTACGGCGCGTTCCGGGTTATCAACGGTGAGATACAATGGCCCTACCCCATCGGAACGCGCGTCTCGTACTCGAAGACCAACCTCATCTACAACCCCATCGACATGCGCTACGACGCCGAAACCGATACCGTGTTCGTCACGTCGTGGAACTGGGGCGTACGTCTCTTCGACCGCAACTTTTCCTACAAGGGCGGGTTCTCGAAGAACCTGGGTTACTGCTGGGGCATCGACGTTAACGGCGAAATCGTGGTCGTCTCCGACAACTACGGCCACCGCGTGCGGTGCCTCGACCGCAAGGGGACCCTGCTGTGGACCCTGGGCGACGGAGTGGCCGGTGCCCTCGTGGACGGTCACCTCTACCGTCCGACGGGCGTGGCCATCCTGCCCAACGGTAACATCATGGTGGCTTGTAACTACGGTCGCGAAACGTCTTCCGACCCGACCTACGGAACCATTTCCGAACACGACCGTAACACAGGTGAACTGGTCAAGGTTCACCTCAAGTATCAGGGCAACGGCCAGGCGTGGAACAACGAAGTTTACCGGCCCACGTTCATGCGTGTGGTTTACCCGCCCAACTCCGACCCCGAGCTTTGGTTCAGCATGGAACGCGACTACGTGGCCGTGTTCACCATCGACCCGAACACCGGCGACCTCACCTACAAGCGCGTGTACGGGCGGAGCGACCGTTTCTCGCTGTTCTCCATGACCGTGCGCGGTCTGGCCGTATCGACCGACTACCGGCGTCTCTACGTAGCCGTGGCCGGGCCGCAGGTCGTCGGCGTGCTCGACATCGACTCCGGCGACGTGCTCGGCTTCGTCGGGCACCAGGGCTTCGAGAACGCCAAGGACCTCCCGGAAACGCCCGGCGTGTTCCTCGACGTTCAGGGCGTTGAGCTCATCGAGGACCAAGAGCTCCTGGTTGCCGACTCCAGCAACCACCGCATCCAGGGGTTCCCGACCGGCGTTCTTGAGGTTCCGGGGTTCGTGCTCTCCTACTCCCTGCTCGACGGTGCGGATCAGCTCGACGACGTGCTCTACACCAGCGACGACAAGTTCGACCTCAGCACGCTGACGCGTATCGTAGCTACGCGTGATCTCATCACGTGTAGCTTCCCGAAGAAGGTTCTGCTCTGTGGCCGACGCCATATCTGCTAATGCTTTGAGGGGAGACTTGCATGGAGATATTCGAATCGGTTTCTCCGTTCCAGGAGATAGAGTGTCCGAGCAACAAGCAGAAGATCGAGTTACCGATAATCTACCCGTCGGAGTACAAAAAGCGCTTCCCGGAGATCGTCGAGGCGTGTGACTGGCCACGGCCCGACGGCGCCCTCCGGGAAGCGTTGCAACTGTCGGCCTTCACGCACGCGGCCCCGATCCTCCGTCACCGAGACGGGGCGAAGCTCCTCTACAACGTCATCGCCGACGAGCTCTCCGACCTCTTGTACACCCGTAAGCACCTCATACTGGCCGAGGAGTGGGCCGGTGGGTTCGACGTGATAGTGTTCAAGCGCGTCTTTCGTCGCATCTCTTTGCGCGACAACGGCGTCGAGCCGGTTACGCCCGTTCCGAACCTTGAAATGGACCGCAAGCGCCTCGGTTATTACAGCCCTGAAGTCATTCTGGACCTCGTGAACAGTCAACTGAGTATCGACGACCTTATCGACCTGGCCAAAACGAACGACCTGCCACAAGATGCCCCGCTGGTAATAGAAACAACAATCCCGTCCGAAGGGCACAGCCTAGAGGATGCGGAACGGTTGTTGGCCGAAGGCTTGGTCGAGCTGTTGACCGTGAGCGTTGAGGGGCAGATCTTAAAGGTGCTGCCGGGCGAGGTTAAGTGGAAGCGCGAGAAGAAACGGTTCTCCGTGAACGAAAACGACCTGTGGGGTTTGCGCCAATTCATCTTGGCTTACCCCGACGGCACGGGCTTCTTTCCGATCGAGTTGAGACTGGTCAGGGACTACACTAAAGACAAGGACGACGGACTACTTCACTATCGCCTTGAGGACATTAACGTCTTGCGCCCGCTGGAACCGAAACATACGACGAAGCTTCGGGAGGCGCTGGGGACACGTTTGCTAAAACGCTTCGTCTTCGATATGGTAGGTCTTGTCAGTCGAACCTTCTACGTTTAAGAGCACCAGAGAGAGAGGCTAACGTTATGCCGAACATACCAGACTACCCCTACGACGATCTCGACCTCATATTCTTCCTCTTGACGCTCTGTCCAGGTGGGTGGAACGTCATCAAGGAGGCGTTCGAGAGCAAGGAAGGGGTCGAGAACGTAGAGCTCGAACTGCACGAAGAGTGGTTCGGGTACTACGACCTCGACATCACCATGCCCATTGGAGACGTGCCGATCAAGTGGGAAGGTAAACTCAGCCGCGACCCATTCGGGGAAGAGTGCTACGAGGTCGCCGAGGTTCAGGAAGACGAATACGGTGAGCAGGAAGTGGCCGGTGTTGAACGGTTTGAGTTCTTCATGACGATCTCCTTCACTTACGACGGTCGCAGGCTAAAGATTAGGTACTTGAACCTTTACTACGACGAAGCTGAGGGCTCGTGCGACGCCACCACGACGACGCACCTGCCGACGAAGTTGCCCCTGGCCCCGCATTCGGTCGAGCAGGACATCCGCAACCACCTCGTCCGGTTCGAGGTTGATCCGGCCCTAACGATCCTCAACGAGGAGGAGTTCAACCACGAGGCCCGGATCAACGGGTGCCTGGAGGCACGTGTAGAACTGTACACCGACCTCTGCCAGTTCTTGTCGTTGGCGACGACGGTCCCGTCCGACATCAAGCGTGTCATGGCGAAAGTCTTCGAGCGGGTTGGGGACTTCGACGCTGTTAAGGCGTTCCACCGAACAGGCGAGTTCCTCTTCGTTCTCGACGGGTGCCCCGAACCGGTAACCGTGCGCGAGCTGGTGTACCAGGGACGATGCCTCGACTCCTGGCCGGAGTTGGCGGAGAAGTACCCGCATTTGGCCAACGCTGTCGTGCGCAGTAAACAGCGCACGTTCCTGCATCTCGGCACCCTGGAGAACGAGCGGGAGATAATGCAATACGCCTTGCAGGTTGCCAAGGAGCACAAACTTCCCGTGTCCGTCAAGACGGACGTATCCGGCTTGCGGCTCGTATCGTTCCGCGACGAGCCATTGCTGAAGGCCCTGAAGTTGATGGCGCGTCGCTACCCGCACCTCTTGAAGCACGCCACGAGGCCCCTCATAAGCAAAGCCTTCTACGTGTAA